ATGCGTATTGATTCTAGTGGCAATGTAGGCATTAACTGCACTCCTTCAGCATGGAACTCTAGCTTTAAAGCATTGCAAATTAGTGGATATTTAAGTGTTTGGTCAGCAAATTCATCAAATCAGTTTATTTATGCTAATGCTTATTACAGCAATTCAGCAGATACATATTACGCTAACGGCTATGCACAACGCATAATTATGTCATCTAATGGTGGCGGTTACACTTTTGCAGATTCTGCTTCTGGAACTGCTGGAGGAACAATCGCTTGGGTTACTACCTTAGCATTGTCAAAAGATAAAACGGTTGCATTACAGGGAGCATCTCAATCAACAGGCACAGGCATTTCTTTCCCAGCAACTCAATCCGCTTCATCTAATGCAAATACACTAGATGATTACGAAGAAGGCACCTGGACACCCCAATTAGGGTCAGATACAACTCAGCCAACAGTATCATATTCAAGTCAAAGTGGGTACTACACAAAAATTGGTAGCCTTGTTACTGTTGAATTCTGCGTTGGTTGGACAAGTAATACAGGAGGCACAGGCGGTGCTACAGTTAAAAATCTACCGTTTGCAAGTGGGTATTCTACTGTTGACGCAAGAGGTTTTACTTATATGTTTACTTGGGGCGGTCCAACCTACACAGGGGTATTAGCTTTAATACCAGACTCTAGTAATACAAGAGCTTTAATTTATTTTAACAATAACGGTAGTATTAGCTCGCAACCAATTGCATCAATGGCTAGTTCTGGCAATATTAGATGTATATTTTCGTACTCGGTAATTTAATTAACGTGGATTCGTTAATCGGACAGAAAGAAAATTATGGCAATTACTAAAGAAACAGTAGTAGATCAAATTACAGTAACTGAAAACGGCATTATTTTAATCCGTGAAGCTACACGTATTATTGAAGATGGTACTGTATTAACACAAACCTACCATCGCACTAGCTTAGAACCTGGGCAAGACATTACTGACCAGCCAGACAACGTACAAGCTATCTGTAATACAGTTTGGACACCAGATGTCATCGCAGCCCATAAAGCAAACGTACCGAGCTAAGACATGTCAAACACAATTAATGCCGATAACGGGGTAGTCTCAGGTGTAGCAGGGTTAAAGTACTCTGCTGATACCTCTGGGGTCTTAATCCTTCAGACCAACACGACTAATGCCTTAACGCTAGATACCAACCAGAACGCTACTTTTGCCACAGGCATCTTAGCGACAAACCCGTTTACTGGTACATATACAGACGGCACTATTGTTGACTACATCACTGGGGTAGGCCGTATTAACGTAGGCCCATCAGATGACATAGCGTTCTACCACAACGGCATTGGCTCCCGCACCGAGATCGCTCGCTTTACTTACACAGGTAGATTGGGTATTGGCACGGCTACTCCTCAGTACCCATTAGAAGTTGCTGGCTCCATGAGAACCACTTCTAGTAATACTGCACCATCATCTGGTTCTGGAGTGGAGATTCAATATAGTGGTGTTTATGGCGGTCAAATATTTGCCTACAACAGGACTGGATCAGCATATCTAAATATGCAAATGGATGGACTTGTAACTAGTATCAACTCAAATTCTGGGGGTAACGTAGGTATTGGTACTGCTAGTCCTTCATTTAAATTACAAGTAACTGGAAATGCAACAAATACACTTCCTACATCTTGGGGTCAATTAGTTATTACTGGTACAAATACCGCTCAACAGTTAATGATTGGTTATGACACTACTAATGATTATGGTTTTATTCAAGCCACTAAAGTAGGAACAGCTTATCAAAACCTTAATTTACAAACTGGTGGCGGTAATGTAGGTATTGGTACTACTAGCCCAATCTCATTACTTCATGTAAATGGCGGTGCATTACGTATTTCAAATAGCACTACAGGTTTATCTACCAGCTTTTATATCGGGTATGACGGAACTACACCTTCACTTGCAGTATTGAGTAATCAATATGCAGGTGGCTTAATGTTTGCCACAAATAATACAGAACGGATGCGTATTGATTCTTCTGGTGATGTATTACTGAGAATTTCAAGTCCACTTGTTTATGACACAAATGGTGGTTCAGATGTATCTGGTTTTTGGAACCTTCAGACAGCAGCAGCTAATTCTACAACTGCCAAAGCAATTATTGGTGCAAATTCAGTTAGCGGTATTTTTGGTGGGGCAAGAACAAATACATCAGGCAACTCAATAATTAGTAGTTTTATTGAGTTTAATGGAATTAGTAATACGGCTGGCGCTGAAACTGGAAAAATTTTATTTTGGACAAAACCTAGCGGGGGTCAGGCAAGCGCTTATAACCGAATGACTATTGATAACAATGGTTATGTAACAGTACCTTATCAAGTCTCATTTAGAGCTGGCCTTGCTAATACTGCAACTGTAACATCTGGCAGCAGATGGCAATTTGATACTGTTACAAGCAATGGAAAGCATAATGTAGGTTCAGCATATAATACTACAAATGGAATATTTACTGCACCAATTGCTGGTAGATATTATCTTCACTGCCAAGTTATTCTTCAAGGATCATCTAATAATCAATCTTGGACTGATTTAATAACTTTAAATTTAAATGGCAGTGTAGCTGCTTATAGCGAAAGACGAGGTTATTACGTTGCTGCAACAACAGGTGATGCTGGGTATTATGTTGACAACGTAAGCGCTATATTAAGTTTAAATGCTGGTGATACTGTTGTTGCTATAAATTCATCTGGCGCTACTGCAACACAACATGCAAACCAAAACTATAGTATTTATGAAGGCTACCTGTTAGGTTAACATGTTTGGCTTTACCACCTTTAACCAATCGCCATTTAACTCGTTAGGGGGAACTTCGTATTTAGTAAACGTCAATGAGACCGCTACTTTTACGGATTCATTTGCCAGCCAGATAGCATTTAACATCCTACAGGCTGAATCGTTTTCCTTAAATGATGGAGATTCTGGTACTTTTAATTTCTATCCAACAGTTGCTGAAAGTGCCACATTTACAAGCGACCAGACAGGGGCATGGAATACCAGCGCTTCTCAGACTGATACCCTGACTATTACGACCACAATCAGCGGTCCAGCTAGCTTTAACCCTACTCTGCAGGAGCCTATAACTTTTGCTGATACCGAATCGGCTAGTGCAACCTTTAGACCTACTCAGGCTGAGACTGCTACATTTACTAACACCCAAGCTGGTCAGGTTGACTTTGCCCCTACTCAAGCTGAATCATTTACTATTACTACGATCATCAATGGTCAGGTAGCTTTTGCCCCTGTTGTAAACGAGCTATTTACCATTACTAGCACTGAGCGCGCCCAAGTAGATTTCAAGCCTACAGTGGCTGAATTGATGACTTTAAGCGAAAGCCTGTTACTGCGTGGCTGGTACTTAATTAATGACAGCGACACCATTAACTGGAATAATATTAACAATGCTGGCGGGGGTAGTTGGACCACTGTAGATGACACTCAGAACCCAGGCTGGACACCTATAGATGATTCTCAAGGATAAATTATGGCATCTTCATACTCAACAAGCTTAAAAATCCAACTAATTGGAAGCGGTGAGCAATCAGGTGTATGGGGCTCCTCCTCAAATACCAACTGGAACTTAATCGAACAAGCGGTATCAGGGGTTAGAACCATTACGATGGCTAACTCTAACTACACTCTAACCAGCTTAAATGGTGTTTCAGACGAAGCCCGTAACATGGTTCTGGTGGTTCAGGGTACAAACTCCGCGATCTATCAAGTGGTAGCCCCGCTGGTAGCAAAGTTCTATGTTGTATCTAACCAGACTTCTGGTGGATATGCCATCACAATTGGCGGTGGTACTGGCTCCGTAGTGTCCATTCCTAACGGCACAGTAGGTCAGGTTTATTGCGATGGCTCTAACTTCTTCTCTGCCCAGACTGGTTCTGCTGGCAACTTCTATGTAAATGGCACTTTAACCGTTGGCGCTATTTCTGACCTTGGAGCATTAACTGCTACAACTATTACTGCAACAACTCAATTTAATGGTCCAGCAACAGGTTTAACTGGTACTGCAGCCTCTTTGACAGCTGGTACAGCCACTACTGCAAATGCGTTAAATACAGGGAACAGCTATACAGTTGCTGGATTACAGGTAAATGGCAGTGAAACTGTTACAGGAAACATTAATTCTCAAGGTCGTTTACTTCTAGCCAATGGCTCTGCATCAGCGCCTAGCCTTGCATGGGCATCAGATGGTGGTACTGATACTGGATTCTACTGGGGCGGTGATGGCTATACCTACTTTACAAACAACGGAGTATTCTCTGGTCAAATTCAGCCAGGCGGTAACTTGGTAATGGTTGGAAACGTAACTGCTTATTCTGATGAACGTCTTAAAAAGAACTGGGCAGACCTTCCTGCCGACTTTATAGATCGTTTAGCCAAAGTCAAAAGTGGTACATACGAGCGCGTTGATAGAGAAGAAAAGCAAGTCGGTGTATCTGCACAATCTTTGCAACAACTGATGCCAGAAGCAGTAGGTGAAAATAAAGAAGGTCTATTATCTGTAGCTTATGGCAACGCAGCATTAGCAGCAGTAATTGAATTAGCCAAAGAAGTAGTGGCTCTTAAAGCAGAAATTAAAACACTCAAAGGGGAATAACTTGCAATTTGAAATACACGCAGAACGCTCTGCGTTAGATAAAAAAGTATTTCTGTACGACAACGAAACAAACATTCTGAAAGATCTGGATGGGAATGTATTCCGATTCCAGGACATTCAAGAGCCTCCACATCAGCATGAGGCTGTCGTATTTAGCAAGGATATTCCACTTAAAAAATCTAATAAAATCAATGTCCTAAAGATTCAGCTTGGACTTGGCTGCAACTACACCTGTGATTATTGCTCACAGAAATTTGTAGAGCGCGCTGATTCCACAAGCCATAAGGATATTGATTCATTCCTAGCCAAGCTAGATACGCTTGAGTTTGACGAGCAATCTGGCCTCAAGGTTGAGTTCTGGGGCGGTGAGCCACTGGTGTATTGGAAGACCCTCAAACCGCTGGCAGAAGCCCTAAAAGAGCGCTTTGAATCATGGGAAAGAAAGCCACAGTTCTCCATGATTACCAACGGCTCTATCCTGACAGAAGAGATTATCGACTGGCTGATGATGATGGACTTTCAAATATCCATTTCTCATGACGGTCCTGGTCAGTCAGTTCGTGGTCCAGATCCATTTGAAGACCCAAAGAAGAAGGAGCTGATACTAGGGTTTTACCGCATGATGACCCGTCTGAAGAAGGGTATCAGTTTTAATTCTATGCTGTCCCGCAACAATCAAAGCCGTAAAGCTATCCATGACTGGTTTATTAACCTCACTGGCAATCCTGAGATTGTGCTTGGTGAAGGTACTTTAGTGGATGCCTATGATGAAGATGGCATCACAAACTCCTTGTTGACAAAACAAGACCACTTTAACTTTAGACGTACAACTTTTAAAGAGATATACGAAAATGATGGATATATCGGGTTTCAATCAATTATTGAAAAAATTGATGGATTTACTAGATCAGTACTTGCTCAATCCAATAGTAAGTATCTGGGTCAAAAGTGTGGAATGGATATCCAAAACGTTCTCGCGGTAGATCTAAATGGCAATGTAATCACTTGCCAGAATGTTTCAGCAGCAGAGACATCCAAGAATGGACAACCTCATCTATCAGGGAGTTTAGACGATTATGAGAATGTATCTATTACTACTAGTACTCATTGGAGCCAGCGGGATAAATGTCCTTCTTGTCCTGTATTACATCTTTGTAAAGGAGCTTGCATGTTCCTAGACAATAAGTTCTGGGAAGTTTCTTGTGCCAATGCTTACTCAGATAACGTAACTTTGTTTGCTGCGTCTATCTACAAGATGACTGGTTACATACCTTTCTTAATTAAGAATGACAATCTTCCTTTGGAGCGCCAGGATGTATTTGGTACAGTATTCCAGCATGAAGAAAAGCCAGTTCAACGCATTATCCCTATTAAGGTGGTAAGCGAAGTTATTGCTAAGATTGATGAAGTTGAAATTTATGGAAAGGCTAGGGTAGAAGCATGACACTACCATCATCTGGAACTATTGCTATATCCAATATCAGCACTGAAATTGGAGCTGGCGCTACAGCTACAGAAGGAATCAGTTATTTATATAACTTGATTCTGCCATCACAGCGTTCTGGCACACAGAATTTGACAGCTTTCTACAGCAAAGCTTATTTTCAAAATAGTACGCAGGGTGCTTGTGATAACGGCAACTGCACCAATAACTGCAACTGCGGAAACATTCAGTGCCAAAACTGTTTTATTTCTGGAACAACTAATTGCGTTAACTGCGATAGCCAGCAATGGTTACAGACCAACTGCAACTGCGCTTGTACTTATAACTGCTCTGTCTGCAATGGAGCATCTTATAACTGCAACTGCGCATGTAACTGCTCTAAGATTATTTGCGCTAAGCTATATGAGTTTGGTTACATGGATCCTAACGTCTGGGTAGCTGACCAGAAATATGGTAAATGGTTACGTCAAAATGACCGCAGGGTTTATCGTGGCTACATTCGCTGGGCGCGTACAGTTACCGCTTGGATGGACGGCAAAGGCCCTGATTGTTTCTTATGGGTAAAGAAAGAAGATCGTGCATTGGCTCAAAAAGAAGCTATCACAAGGATGGCACTACGTATCGGAATACCTTGGTCTGAACACATGGCATACCTCATGGGAGCTCGTCCTAATGATAACTTGCGTGGTCGGGTTCTTATGGCTATTGGTAAGCCTATTAGTCGTATCATCGATCATATACCTCACCGCAAAGGTCACAGGATCCTAACCCTATGGGGTATGTGGGCGCTATTTTGGATGAGCCATTGGACAGCATCAGCTATCGTATCAGTCAACAAATTTAGCATTGAAGGAGTGAAAAAATGGATGAACACGTAATGCAGGAGCCAGTGCTCCAGATTATTCCTGAAGATAAGAAGATGGAAGCGTCTCCTTATTTACAAGTATCTCCAGAAGAAGTTAATAAATACCGAGACTATGTAGTTCATTATTTTGACAATCAGATGAACCGCGACATCCTTATGCTTCCACAAGAAGATAAATACAGGATGTTTCAGATGCTCAAAGACTATGCTGATATTTTGGAAAAGATATTCCATGCTGGTATTCCTATTCTTGAGCATATCCTAGACAAACGCTGGTCTGCTGCCAATGCTAATCCACATCCAGGCATTAACTACGATTACGACTGCCCAATCATTCGTGAGTACGATGCATGGATAGAGGCTACAAAACCAAAAGAAGAGCCAGCTGATGAGCCAACTGAAGGTTAATCCTATATGGACATCCCCAATCTGGGAGATGTTTATACCTTTCCCAGAGTCATTTAACGATGACTTAATGAAAGAGCTGCACAAGATTGGCTCCGATATTTCTTTTGGAATAGATGACAAACCACACGATAGTCTATGGGACTATCAGTCACCATGTTTAAATCAATTAAAGAATGCTATTACCGCGGTGATTAAATCTGTTATTCAGGCTAATATCCCTGAAGCCAAAGACCTAAACATGGGAGTTGAATCCCATATGTGCTGGGTCAATGTCCGTGAGCCAGGTGAGACTCTAGAAATTCATGCTCATACAGACTCAACAATTGCAGCTACCTACTTTGTAAAGACACCTGAGAACTGCGGTGATTTAATATTGTTTGATAGCCGAGAAGCTATTAACTGGGAAGAAGGGTGCTTAAATGCTGACCCTAGTATGAAGATTAGACGCATCAAACCAGTACAGAATAAGCTGGTATTTTTCCCTTCCTACATCCTACATACAGTAGAAGAGAACAAGTCTGATGATCTACGAGTCACCATTACTTGCGACTTAAAAAAAGTCATAGATAAAGACGCGCCCAATGCCATCATCCTAAAGAGCTGGGCTGACAAGATGGTTAAGCTATGTTCCGAAAGTTAGCCAAACAATTCTATAACCTAGACTATAGGCAGGGAAACAAACAAGTTTCCTATGGAGATGTTATTTCTTACTTTGATGCAGAGCTAACCGCGGGCGGTGTTTTCTTTGTTATCCCTCTGCGTTACAGGCCAGACTTTCATTTGGCAGTAATGAATATTACAGATGCCGTTCCTCCTCATACAGATAGTGAGATTAAATGCAGCATCAACTTTTATGTAGAGCCAGAGACTTGTGAAACCAAGTTTTATAGACCTGATGGTGATGTTGCAACGCATCAAATAGAAAACCAGACAACAGGTCAGATATATGAAAAAGAGCATCTAGTCTGCACTGGCGGTTTTGTTGCAAAGAAAGGTGACGCTTTCCTATTGGATGTAACTAAAATCCATAGCGTAGAACCTTTGTTTGATATGAAACAACGTACCGCGATTACGCTTTGCACCGACAAGTATGACTACGATCAAGTATCTGAAATGCTTTACGAAACGGGGAATTGATGTTTTACGAAGAGCTAGACTGCATTAAATTTGACCATGCCAAGCTGGTAGAGGATGTAAAACATCACGTCTTTCCTTTAGGGCAACAAGTAATCCAAGGAGAAGAGTATGAGACAGTGGCTTACCACGGCTTTGGCGGTTGGTCTATTACTTCCCGTACTGGTGATTGGCGAGATGGTTGGGATTTCTTTCAGAATGATGAAGGAGAAGCCATGGAAGTCTATTTTCCTAAAGATGACAACAACTATAAGTCGCTTAAGTTCTTTGATATTGCCCACTCTATGGAGCATAAAAACCCTACCCAAGCGTGTGTGGGTGAGCTTGCGTACATTGTTAACCAGATGGAAGACTTAGGATTCTACCCACGCAGAGTTCGAGTTACATGCCTGAAAGCTGGCGCTAAGTCATTGGTTCATAAAGATGCTGATGAAAATGAATATATGGCGCGTGTCCATGTTCCCTTGATTACCAATAAGAAATGCGTGTTTATCTGTGATGGACAGCACTTGCATATGGAAGCTGGCAAAGCCTATGCAGTCTGGGTTAATAAATGGCATCAGATCCGTAATGATTCTGACCAGGATAGATTCCATTTGCTATGCGACTTTTACGATACCAAGAAGATAACCAAGCAGTTTCAGTATCAAGCAGACATTCAGGAGTTAGAAAACCATGCTCAGTTCGTTCGTCAAAAGATTGATGAAGCTGTTATTGAACCAGAACTCTTACAAAAGTTTGAAGAAGTACGACAATCGTTTATCACCAAACCTAAACATGGAGCCTAGTATGGATGAAAAGCAACCTTATATTGAAACAGCAAAAGAAGTAGCTGGTAAAGCTATTGGCAAACATGGACTAGCGTATATCACTGCTATTGTGGCCATGGGGATTGGCGCATCAATCATGCTAGATGAAGGCAAGATTGCTGCAGTTATGGGCTTGTTAGCTACCTCCTTAACCGCTTTGATTGCCCTATTAACTTCAATTGCTGGCGCTACTCCTAAACAAGATAAGCCTGAGTTTGAAATTATGAAAGAACTTATTCACCGCTTAGACGGCATGGCTGACCGCGATCCTATGACTGTTCAAGTCGAAGGCGAGAAAGTTACTGTTCGTAAGGGTGAGAACGAAACTACAGTAGGGAGAAAATAATGTTTCCATTAGATGCCCTATTGGGGATTGGCAATAAGCTAATTGACCACTTTTTCCCAGATGCTAATCAGGCTGCTGAAGCCAAGCTCAAACTTCTTGAGATGCAGCAGAACGGACAGCTGGCTCAACTTAATGCCGACATTTCTGAAGGTCAAGAGCTTACTAAGCGCGCTGAAGCTGACATGGCTTCTGATAGCTGGTTAGCTAAAAACATCCGCCCTATGACCCTGATTGCTATTTTGACTGGCTACTTTACCTTTGCAATGATGTCTGCCATGGGAGTAGATACCAATCAGAAATATGTAGAACTGCTAGGCCAATGGGGTATGTTGATTATGTCCTTCTACTTTGGTGGTAGAACTTTAGAAAAAATCATTGACATGAAGACTAAAGACAAAGATGCTGACAAGTGAAAATTTAACATCATTGGGTATTGACCAAAAATGGCTCAAGCCATTGCAGGATACTTTTGATAAGTATGAAATCAATACCCCATTACGTCAGGCTTCCTTTATTGGCCAGTGCGCTCATGAGTCTGGGAACTTCCACACACTCCAAGAGAATCTGAACTACAGCTCAGAAGGATTAATGAAGACCTGGCCAAGCAGATTTCCTACTAAAGAGATTGCTGACCAGTATGCCCGTCAGCCAGCTAAGATTGCTGGTAAGGTTTACAACGGAAGGCTAGGTAACACTAGCGAAGAAGAGGCAGCAAAGTATTTAGGAAGAGGTCTCATTCAGCTTACTGGAAAGGAAAACTATGCCAACTGCGGATCTGGTTTGGGTGTGGATCTTCTTGGGAATCCTGATTGGTTATGTGATCCTGAATATGCGACTCTAAGCGCTGGCTGGTTTTGGAACAAAAAAGGTCTAAATGCCTTGGCAGATTCCAAGGATTACGAGACAATGACGAAGAGAATCAATGGTGGTTTAATTGGTTTAGATGACCGAAAAGCCAAAATTGCGCAAGCACTATCAGTATTAGGGTAAACCCGTATGCCATTACAGAAACTGCAATTCCGTCCAGGACTTAACCGCGAAGGTACTGACTACTCTAACGAGGGCGGTTGGTATGATGGGGATAAGATTCGTTTCCGTTCTGGCTTTCCAGAAAAAATTGGTGGCTGGACTCAAGTAACTCCCAATCAATTTGATGGCACAGCGAGATCTATCTGGATCTGGGCTGATGGTGATGCTGGTGCTGGTGCTTCCTATATTGGTGTAGGAACCAATACTAAGTACTACATTTACTTTGGCGGTGTCTATAACGACATTACTCCAATCATTCAAACAGATACCTTATCCAATCCTTTTGCCACAACAAATGGCTCAAAGACTGTGACTGTTACCGATGGATCCTATAACCCAAACGTTGGGGATTTCGTAATTTATTCTGGCGCTTCAGCTGTTGGTGGTTTAACTATTGATGGTGAATATGCAGTTCAGTCTGTTATTAACGGTTCAACATACACAATCACAGCAGCTGCTTTTGCTACTTCTACAGCAACTGGTGGCGGTACAGTAGTCGCTCAGTATGAATATCCAAAAGGATCAAACGTTTATACGATTGGTACTGGTTGGGGAGCTGGTCCATGGGGAGGTCCTATTACCCCTAAAACCCAAGCACTAGGAGTTAATCCTTTTGCATCTACCAACGCATCAAGCACTGTAGTTGTTACTCAAACTGCTCATGGCTTATCTAATGGTAACTATGTAGCATTT